TGATGATTTTCTTCTTAAGCCTTTAGGCCAAGCATACTTTCAATGGAACATGCAGTTCTTTGAAGGTAAAATAGGAACTGAAGGCGATCTAGAAATTAAAGCTATGGGTACAAACAGTCTAATGCAAAAAGAAGTACGTAGTCAGCGATTGACAATGTTCTTGCAGACTGCTCAGAATCCAGCGGTTGCTCCGTTTGTCAAGATGAGCAAACTAATTTCAGAGCTTGCATACAGTCTAGACCTTGATCCAGAAGAAATTCTTAACGACCCAGAAGAAGCAGCCATAGCTGCCCAGATTATAGGAATGCAAAATAATGTTGGACAAGAACTTAGCCCAGAAGCTATCGCCGCTGGTCAACAACCCGGAGCTATGGGAGGCGCTGAAGGCGCACCTGCTCAGCCTCAAGAGCTTGGAGTTACAGGCACTGGTGGCGGCAACATCGGAACTGGAAGTGTTCCGCAGGCAGGGGAGAGTGAATTCTCTGGACAGCCTTCTTAAATTAAAAGACACAGTTAACGAATCAAGGAAATAATTATGTCAGTAGCTGCACAAGTTATAAAAGCAATGGCTAAAGGCGCTAAAGAGGGCGCTAAAAAAGGAGCTGCTTCTGCTTCAAAAACTAGAGGCGGCGGTAAAGCAGACGGAGTTGCAGACCGTATAGATAAACATATTGAGGCTTTGTTGACTTCTCCAACACCCGGACAAGCAAAAGCAGAAACAGGTACTAAATCTCAAAGAGCTTATCGCGTAGGCCAAAACAAAGCTGGAGCCGCAGGCACAGCCGCCGGTGCTGGTGCAATGTATTTCATGATGGACGTAGGCGGAGAAAAAGTTTCAGTGCCTGCTGACAAAGCTAAAAATCCTAATAAGCTTAAAACTTCAGACGTAGAAATCTTAGAAGAAAAAGAAGCTTCAGATTTTGAAAAAGCTTTTAGTGAAGCTTTTGAAAACGGAGAAGAAACTTTCATGTGGAACGGCAAAGAATATGCCGTAGAATTAAAAGCAGGTGACCGCACTATGAAAGCAGAAGGCGGTATGATGCAAGACGAAATTAATAAATATAAAATGTTATATTCTCAGATGGAAAAGTCTTTAAAACAGGCTAAATCTGAAGAAGAAATAAAACAAATTAAAAGCAATTTTGCACAGACCACCGAAGGTTTTGACGGCGGTGTAGTCACTGAAGCTTATAAACAGTTAGATGCTGAATCTCAATCTAAAAAGAAAATGGCCGTAGGCGGCGAAGCATCTTCACTTTTCGTTCCGCCAGAAATGCAAATGGAAAGCGATGTCCCAGAAGACACATACCCCAATATTCCTGAAGACGAAATGGACGACGTAATGGCAGCGCAAAAGCCTGATGATGTTGTTGAAGATGATTACGTCTCATATGTTATGTCTGAAGTTCTGTCTGAAGAAGAAGTAGATTATGTTAATTCTATGCTTGAGACTGATGACAAACTAAGTCAGATCTTTGATAAACTAATTCTTTCTGCGTCGGAATTTAACGGCTCAGGAGAAGTTGAAGGTCCGGGTGACGGAACATCTGATGATATTCCTGCTCGACTTTCAGACGGTGAATTTGTTTTCACCAAGAAAGCCACAGATCAGCTAGGCGCTGAAAACCTTCAGTCCATGATGGACGATGCAGAACGTGCCTATGATGGTGGCTTAATGAAGAAAGCAGCAGGAGGATTGATGTTTAATCCAATGTCTGCTGTAGATGATCCGGTTGCGGCTGGAGACCCTACACAAACTCAACTAGACGTACAGCGACAAATGCTTCGTGCAAACCGTATGCCTAGTTTAATTGGCGGTTAGGCTACTCAAAAATCTTTTTGACCCCTAATCTTATTTTATATTTACCTTGAGGCCACCTTGTTAGTATCAAGACCCTATAGTACAGCGCAGTACGAATAGCCACCTTGAAAGATACAAGCCCCAGAAAGGAGTGAGCATGACAACTTTACAAGAACAAGAACAATCAGAACCTACAGCAAATCCGTACAATGCTAAAAAAGAGTGGCACACTTCTGACGCTCCGCATCAAGCTAGTGCAGACTCGCTGTTTTTTGAAGAAGAAAATTCTAATTCGGCTACCCGAAAAACATCGGCCCCGAAGAAACAAGAAAAAGAAGCTTCAAACACATCTAATTATAAAAAGCGTTACGACGATTTAAAGCGTCATTATGATGAAAAGATTTCTGAGTTTAAACAACGTGAACAAGAACTTTTAGCTGAGGCTAGGGCTGCACAACCTGAATACACGCCGCCTAAATCTCCAGAAGAGCTTGAGCGTTTTAAAACTGAGTATCCAGATCTCTACGAAACTGTGGAATCTGTAGCGCATCTTCGCTCTCAAGATCAAGTTAATCAGCTTCAAGAAAAGCTTCGAGCAATTGAAGAAAGAGAAGCCATGATAGCTCGCAAAGAGGCCGAAAACAAGTTGCGTGAAAGACACCCAGACTTCGAAGATATTCGAGGAGACGATTCGTTTCATCAGTGGGCTAAGACTCAACCCGAAGAAATTCAGCGTTGGATCTATAACAACCCAGATAATGTTTCTTTAGCAAGTCGAGCAATTGATTTTTATAAGATGGAAAAAGGTTTAAAGATTAATGACGGTTCTAGTAAGTCTAAGTCACGCACACAACCTTCCAAACAGAATGCTGCAGATTTCGTTTCTACGAAAACTACATCGGTAGATGCTCGTCAGCCTCGCGTTTGGACACAAAGGGAAATAGCTGCACTGTCTATTGACGACTTTGACAAATATGAACAAGAAATTGATTTGGCAATTCGCGAAGGCAGAGTAGTTAACTAAAATCTTTTAATTACTTTTGGAGTAAATACTCATGGCTTATAACGTTTCTGACCAATACTTTGAACCCTCTACTGATACTGATGCTAACTTTGCAAACTCGGTTTCTGGACAAACTAACTCGTTTTTCCTTCCTGCCGTTTATAGCAAGAAAGTTCTCAACTTTTTCCGAAAAGCATCAGTAGCAGAAGCAATTACCAATACTGATTACGCTGGAGATATCTCAGCCTTCGGTGATAGCGTTCGCATCATCAAAGAGCCTACAATCTCTGTTTATCAGTATGAGCGTGGTGCAGATGTAACTCAAACTAAGTTGACCGACCAAGAAGTTTCTTTGGTTGTTGATACTGCGAATGCTTTCAAATTCATCGTAGATGATATTGAAACTTCAATGTCTCATGTTAACTTTAAAGAAGTTGCGTCTAGCTCTGCAGCATATGCGCTTCGTGATGCTTTTGACACTGGCGTTATTGCTAAAATGCAAGCAGGTCTTGCGGCTTCTAGCCCCGACCACACTCTTGGCGCAGACAGCGCTACAGCTCTAACGGCTGGTGTGTATGACGGCGCTGGCGCTATCGACCTTGGCATCGGCGAAACTGATCCGCTAGATGTTCTTGCTCGCATGGCTCGATTGCTTGATGCCCAGAACGTACCTGAAGAAGGTCGTTGGGTTGTAGCTTCTCCAGACTTCTATGAGCAGCTTTCTCAAAGCTCTTCTAAGCTTCTGTCTGTTGACTACAACGCTGGTCAAGGTTCAATCCGTAACGGTCTCGTAAGCTCTGGTAAGCTACGTGGATTTAGCATGTACAAGTCTAACAACTTGCCTGCTACTTCTAACGCTACTGGCTTCTTGATGGCTGGACACATTAGCTCAACTGCAACTGCACAAACCATCACAAGCACTGAAGTCATTCGTGACCCTTCAAGCTTTGGTGACATTGTTCGTGGTCTGCATGTTTATGGTGCTAAGGTTCTTCGCCCTGAAGCGCTTATCGGCGGCTACTACGTTATCGACTAAAACGGTAACAACACGGGAGGGTGAAATACCCCTCCCAATTTTTTAAAGGATATTTTTATGCCAATGATGGGAACGCCCGACAAACCTTTTACACTTAAGCCTAGATCTAAACAACGTGGAAGACCTCGGGAAATAAACAAAGAAAAGTTTGACAACAATTGGGATAAAATCTTCGGGAGCAAAAAAGATGGGTTGCAAAAAGAATCACCGAAAGCCTAAAATGATGGGCGGTAAAATGAAAAAAGAAAAGATGGGCTACATGAAAGGCGGTGCGGTTAAAGACGCAATGCCTAAATGCAAACCAAACTAAGAGTTAAAAATCCATGTCCGCTACATATTTAGAATTAACTAACGAACTTTTGCACGAATTAAACGAAGTAGCTCTTACGGCTGCAAGTTTTGCAAACGCAAAAGGCGTTCAAAAACATATCAAAGAATGCGTTAATCGTGCATATCTTGATATTGTTAATGAAGAACCTCAATGGCCTTTTCTTGCTGTAGCGGCCAGCGGCGACACTGATCCATTCTACGGAAACGTTAACGTTGAGACGACCGCTGGAACTCGTTGGTATACATTAAAGTCAGGAAGCAGTGCGCTTACAACAGATTACGGCTATATAGACTGGGATAATTTTTATCTTACAACCATCGGAGTTTCGGGCGAAACAAGTCCATACGTCTCTAAAACTTTAAAATACATTACACTTGAGACTTGGAAAGACTTTTACCGAAACGCAGAGAATGCTGATGATGCAGATGCTCAGAACTGGGGAGAGCCTCGAAGCGTTATTAAGAGTCCAGACAACCGCAAGTTTGGTTTAAGCCCAATACCCGACAAAACTTATCGCGTTTGGTTTTATGCTTATGTTCTTCCGACCGAATTGGTTCTTTATTCAGATCAAATTGTAATTCCAAACATTTATAAATCTGTCCTTACTTCTCGCGCAAGATATTATGTTCATCAGTTTAAAGAAAACTATCAGGCTGCAGCATTTGCGAACGAAGATTATAGAAGGGGAC